TAGTCAACAGAACTGGAGTTATGAATAGTGGCAAGTTTTGCAGATGTGTTTGTCGAAGGCAATAATGTCATCGAAAACATTAAGATCGTTCTTACTGAACGAGATTACGAACTAGCTCGGCGCTACTTGATTAAGCATAACGCCCAGGACTTGTTTGGTATGCTCGGCCTATGAGTACCTATGGCAAGCGCAAAGGTTCTAAGTTTGAGACAGATGTTCTTGGGTGGTTAAGGGGAAGACTACCCAAGGCAATGACAGAAAGGCTTGCCCTCGCGGGGGCTAATGACGAGGGTGATTTAGTCCTTATCGTTGCGGGCAAGCCTTATGTCTTTGAGTTGAAGGCGAGAGCCAAGTTGGATCTGCCACAGTTCTGGCGTGAAGCGGTAGTCGAAGCACAGAACTATGCCAAAGCTCGCAACCTTACTGAAGTTCCCCCATCGTATGTGATTGTCAAGCGCAGAAGCGCCGGCATTGAAGATGCGTGGGTCATCCAAACACTAGACCAATGGGCAAAGATCCATGATGACCAAGCCTGATCTTGGAGCAATACTCGAAGCGTATGGATTGAATGTATCGGCGCGGTATGGCTGGGTGCCATGCAAGTGTGTAGTGCATGACGATAGCCATGCTAGTGCCGCATATAACTTAGACAAGCAACAGTATAACTGTCTTGTTTGCCAATTACTTGGCGATGTGTATGATCTGGTCGCCCGTAAAGAAAACTTAAAGGAGTTTACCGATGTTAAACGCAGAGCAGAAAGCCTTGCTAACGGAAGCAGCGCAAAGGTACGCGGACCACATAGAGCCGCAGGCTCTGTCCTACCTACAGGAGCGCGGAATAAGCCCGCAGGTGGCAAGTACCTACCAGCTTGGAAGCGTGGTAGAGCCTAGTGTTGGTCATGAGCATGCTGTGGGCATGCTTAGTATTCCTTATCGCACTCCTTCTGGAGTGGTTGGAATAAAGTTTCGCCGGATTGATGGCGGTACACCGAAGTACCTATGGCCAACGGGTCAGAAGATTGGACTATTCAATGTGCAAGACTTGCATAAATCATCAGACACAATCGCTATCTGCGAGGGAGAGATTGACACAATCATTCTTTCTGGGTGTGTTGGTATTCCTAGCGTGGGCGTGGCTGGTGTTAGCCAATGGAAAGCGCACTTTCCTAAACTCTTTGAGCCGTATACGAAGGTCTTAATCTTTGCTGATAATGACGTGAAGGAAGATGGTCGTAACCCAGGGCAAGAGCTGGCCAAGCGCATCAAGGAAGATCTGCCAGCTGCCATTGTAGTGGGTCTGCCAGGCAATGAGGATGTGAATGATCTATACTTGCACTATGGCAAAGAGTGGTTTGATGAACGGATCGCAGCTTAAATGACCACCATTGTGGGCATACAAGGACCAACATGGGCTGTCATCGGTGGTGACAGTCGTGTTGTGGACGGCGGAAAGATAACCGACTTGCCCAAAAATGCTGGAAAAATTTTTAGAAAAAATGAATACATCGTCGCCATTGCCGGTGACTTTCGCGTGGGTCAAATCCTGCAACACGCCTTTGACTATCCCAAGTTACCGGACAATGTGAACCAAGAAGGCATGGATCGTTGGATGACTGCTGAGTTTATCCCGCTGCTCCAAGAGCATTACAAAGAAATGAACTACACAGTTGATAACGATTTGGGAAGCGAGGTGCTCATTGCAATCTCAGGAATTATCTACGCCTTGGATCAGGACTGGACTTGGGCAAGAGATAGACGAGGCATTTATGCAGCTGGTTCAGGACAGGCTTATGCCTACGGCGCACTCAGTGCTTACAATTTCCCTAAGTCTGCAAGTGATGCAACTAGCATCATCAAGCAAGCAATCAAAATCTCAGCTTCATATGATGTTAACACAGCCGAGCCAGCCATCGTCTTTAGCCAGGAGCCATGACCGAGTATTATGATCCGCATTTCATAGGCGGACCGCTAGATGGCGGGCGTGTATCTATGGCGTACTGGATCTTAGATGAAGTGCAATATGTGATGCACGACGCAGAGGGAAACAATATGTTATTCTTATACCAATTGGACGAATCGGACAAAAATTACCATTACGTAAACCCAGCAAAGGAGCACAATGACTAAAGAACGTGATTTTGCCGCAGATGTTTGGGCAATTATGGACGATCTTGGTAACCTGCTCATTAGCAAGCAAGAGGACTACGGCCCAGGTAATGTTAACAATGCCTACGGCGGACCCATCAATGGTCTACTTGTGCGCATTGGGGATAAGTTCGAGCGACTCAAGCACCTTTATGGCAATGGCATTGAGCCAAACCATGAATCGATTGAAGACTCGTTCAAGGACATGGCTAACTATGCCATCATCGCCCTGATGGTAGAACGCGGGCTTTGGCCGAAATGAGTCAGGATATTGCCAAGGCAAGGCAGAAGATTGAAGATGCTAAAACATCAGTTCCATTGGATCACAAAGATTACGAATGGATGGATGGCTTTAATCACGGACTTGACTGGGCAATTCGCATACTTGATAAAGATAAGAGCGCATCGTGACTGCATCGTATGAGTTAAAGCGCAAACATAATTTCATGCATCGCTATGGAATTACCATTGAAGAGTATGAAGCAATCTTTGAGCAACAGAATGGCCTATGCGCCATCTGCGAGCAACCCGAAAGCCATGGGCGTAACGGCAAGATCCACCCGCTATCGGTCGATCATAACCATGTTACCGGTCATGTGCGTGGGTTGCTATGCAATAACTGCAATACCAAACTGGGCTACTTCGAGAGCAAACATATCATCATGCGCTTGATCGCATACTTAATGAGGCAAAAATGAGCATTATCGTTCCCCTAAGCATTGGCGATGTAACCTACTCAACCATCGAAGCAGTTGAGCGTTACAACTTTAACCGCGACAACGGCAGTTCTTGGTCAAACATTAGCAAGTCATGGCCAGAGGCTATCGCCCGTGAGATTAACGGCGTACTGGCTGAGATTGCAGTAGCTCGCTGGATGGATCGCTACCCATTCACACTCTTTGCTGATCGCAAAGAAGGCGATGTTGGCGGACATGAAGTTCGATCAACTGCCTACTCATACGGCAAGCTGCTTTTCCAGAAAAAAGATCCAGAAGATCGCAAGTATTTTTTTGTAACAATTGATGGTCATTATGAAGCAACCATTGTGGGCTGGCTATGGGGCTGGGAAGGTAAGCAGGATCATTTCTGGGACGAGAAAATGCCTGTGCCTTGCTACGCAGTACCGCAGAGCGCACTGCATGATCCAGGAGATTTGAATTGAGTTGGCTTGAAGATGCGCAAGAGATTGCCGGCACAGTCGCCCGCCAAGTCCACAAGCGTTACCACACGTATTTTGACATTGCGGATGTTAAACAAGAACTTATCGTCTGGGTCTTACGGCGTGAAGGTAAATGTAAAGAGTGGCTTGACCATGAGCCAGGTACTGAAGATTACAAGTCTGGTGTTAACCTGCTTGCCAAAACTCTGCAACGCCATGCTGACAAGTATTGTCGCAGGGCTAAAGCGCAAGCGGTAGGTTACGAAACTCGGGATGAGGCGTACTACTCACCAGAGATGCTTGAAACTATCCTGCCATTTGTCTGGCAATCTGTCATTCCTACCAGCAACCCTGCTGGAGAGCGCGTTAGCGGGGGTGGAGCGCCTTCTGAGGGCGGTAACTACATCATCTCGGTCATTGATGTGCGCAAAGGTGTAAAGCGCTTAGAACCGGACGATCAGCTGATTTTGCACATGAAGTATGTTGAGCAGATGACCTATGAGAAGGTTGCTGAAACGCTAGAAGTATCACGCTCGTCTGCTGAGCGTAAGATCAAAGGCGCGTTGCGCCGGTTGGTAAAGGAACTAGGCGGGCAAGACCCGTGGGCAAGGAGCAAAGAGTAATGGCTACATATGAATATCGTTGCAGTGTATGCAATATCGAGCTAGATGTTGAGCGTTCAATGTTTGAAGATGCTATTGACCCGCAATGTTGCGGCATTGCTATGCGCCGCACCTACTCTA